TTTCGAACCTCGTCTTTCAGCTAGCGCCAGAAGTCGACCATCTTACCATGGCATGATGGGATGCGCACCCTTTTCATTCATATATGTGGAGAAATCGCAATTTCGCTTGCTTTGATGTAATCTTTTGTTAATCGGCGTTGTTCCGTCTTGCCGGAAATTACACAGGCAAAACTTGCAGAAATTTTAGGCGTAAGCCGTCCTTACATCAGTCAGCTCAAGTCAAGGGGCAGGTTTGAAGGCACCTACAAGAAAAAAGGTGGGACGTTCCTTTACGATCAAGAGGCAGCTATCGCAGCTTATAACGGCGAAATCAATGAGCTTACTACGAGGGTTGCAGGTTCAGAACAAGAGATTCCTAGCTTTAACGAATCTCGTGCGAAGTCTGAGCATTTTCGTGCCGAACTAGCCCGCCTCGACTTAGAGATAAAAGAGGAAAAGCTTTGCGAGGCCGACAAAGTGAAACGTGAAGCCTTTTCAATGGCGCGTTCTGTTCGCGATGCGTTGAACAGTATTCCCGATCGTGTCGCCAATCAATTTGCAGCAGAAACAGACCCAGTGGTAATTCATCAAGCCTTGTCTGAAGAGTTGCGCAAGGCGTTGGAGCGTTTGACCGATGGATGATGGGACAAGGCTGTATCGACAGGCGTTCCTTGACGGCTTAAAGCCTGATCCTGACCTAACGGTTTCGGAGTGGGCTGATAAGTACAGGATGTTGAGTAGCAAGGCTTCATCAGAGCCAGGACCGTGGCGAACTGATCGCACCCCATATCTACGGGAGATCATGGATTGCATGTCTTCCAGCAGCTCTGTGCAGAAGGTTGTATTCATGGCTGGCGCTCAACTCGGAAAGACTGAAGGGATCAATAACGTCGTGGGGTACATGATTGCCCACGCTCCAGGACCAGCCATGTTTGTCCAGCCGACGATTGAAATGGCGAAACGGTTGAGTAAACAGCGTCTTGATTCGTTGATTCATGAGACTCCTTGCTTGGCCGAGAAAGTTGCTCCAGCGAGAAGTAGAGACTCGGGGAACACTATGTTTTCAAAAGAATTTCCAGGAGGCATCTTGTTGCTAACCGGTGCAAATTCAGCTACTGGCTTGAGATCTGCGCCGTGCCGTTGGGTGCTATTGGATGAAGTTGATGCTTTTCCGTCAGATGTTGATGGGGAAGGTGATCCTTGCGCACTAGCTGAACGCCGTGCATCTACCTTCTCGCGTAGGAAGATCATCCTTACCTCGACGCCCACTGTCAAGGATATGAGCCGAATCGAGACTGAATATTTGGCGTCAGATCAACGCCGCTATTTTGTTCCTTGTCCGCATTGTGGTCACATGCAATGGCTGCAATGGAAGAACATTCAATGGCGAGATTCTGACCCTAAAACTGCAGCGTATGTCTGCGAATCGTGCGGCACGCATATTGAAGAGTATTACAAGAGCGAAATGCTCAGGAAGGGCGAATGGAGAGGGACTTCTACTTCTGAAGATCCGCGCACTGTTGGGTTTCATCTGTCGAGCTTGTATTCGCCTCTGGGCTGGAAAAGTTGGCAAGAAATCGTCACTGAGTTTTTACGCGCGAAAAACGACGCTCCCTTGTTAAAAACCTTTGTCAACACTGTGCTTGGCGAGACATGGGAAGAGGAAGTAGGTGCAAGGCTGGGCGCTGATGGGTTGCGTGAACGAGCTGAGTTTTACCCTGCCGGTGAAGTACCGGAAAAGGCTTCAATTCTTACAGCTGGTGTTGACGTTCAGGACAATCGGGTAGCAATCAGCCTGTATGCGTGGACTGAAGGTGAAGAGTGCTGGTTAATCTCTCACGCTGAAATTTACGGAGATCCTGCTAATACGAAACTATGGGATCAAGTTGATGACGTGTGTACGAGGACGTATCCGACCGCCAACGGCAAGCAGATGAAAGTATCTGCAATAGGAGTTGACTCTGGAGGCCACTACACGTCAGAGGTTTACGCTTATTGCCGTCAGCGCCAACGGTTAAATGTTTTTGCGTTAAAAGGGCAATCGCAGCGCAATAAACCTGCAATTGGTAAGCCAAGCAAAGTTGACATCAACTACAAAGGGCAAGTGCTTAAGAATTCAGCGCAGGTGTTCCCTGTTGGCGTAGACACGATCAAAAGCACGCTGTTTGGGCGCTTGAAGCACAACGAAGAAGGCCCTGGTTACATTCATTTTCATGCGGAGGCCGGAGCAGAGTATTTCAAGCAACTCACCTCTGAACGGCAAGTTGTTCGTTATGTCAAAGGTTTTGCTGTGCGGGAGTGGAAGAAGAAGGCTGGCGATCGCAACGAGGCGCTTGACTGTTTCGTTTATTCCTATGCCGCTTTGAATTTTCTATACATGCGCTTCAACCGGCATACTATTTTTGAGCAATTTAAGAAGAATATCGACAATGACAATAAGGTTGAACGTAAGCCCTCAGAACCGTTAGAATCGGAACGCCAGCCATTGCGCAATCGACGCAGGTCGCGGCCCCAGCAATCTTTTGTAACGAACTGGTGACGATTCGCGTTCCCGATACGATTTTCGCAGGTGACACCGTCATTTTTGACGTGCCTGCCTTTACCGATTCGGTAGGCAATCAGATTGATAGCGGCACTTACACGCTTGTTTGGTACGCCCGCACGAATATTGCTCCAGAAGGTGCCAGTGTTACTGGAGCTGTTGAATCAGATGGTTGGCGCGTAACCATTCCTTCAAGCACTAGCGGAGCGTTCGGCGCAGGACTTTGGACATGGCAAGCAGTCGCAACATCAGAGGCGCTACAACACACCGCTGGTAGAGGGCAGTTCACTGTCAAGGCGACTCTTGAATATTCAGGAACGCCGGGTGCTTTTGATGATCGCTCTAGGGCGCAAATTGACCTGGATTACGTTGAAGGCGCGATCCGCACACTCGCGCAAGGTGGGGCCGTTCAGGAATACACCATCGGCGGGAGAAGCTTAAAGCGTTACAAGATGGCAGAATTGCTGCAGTTACGAGATGCCTTGAAGTCTGAAGTAGACCGCGAACGTCGCGCCGAAAAAGTCAAGCAAGGTCTCGGTAACCCTGGTGTTACCCGCGTGAGGTTTATCTGATATGTGGCCTTTTACACGACGCCGTAAGCCACTTCGCCGCAATTATGCAGGCGCACAAATCAATCGTCTGACAAATGACTGGGTTAGCCAAGGGACGAGCGCAGATTCTGAGATCAAGAACAGTATTCGGATTCTGCGGAACCGTGCTCGTGCTCTTGTACGCGATTCAGATTTCGCCAAGTCTGCGTTGCGGGCGGTTAAGAATAATGTCGTCGGCCAGGGCATCAAGCATCAGGCACAGGTCCGAATGATTCGTGGCGGACGCCTCGACGAACGCTTGAACGCACTGATTGAGTACGAATTTAAGAAATGGGGCAAGGCTAATAATTGCCATGCCGGTGGCACGCTGACTTGGAGTCAAGTCCAGCAGTTATGCATCAATAGCATGATTGAGTCGGGCGAAGTTTTTGTTCGCCTTGTCAAGCAACAGTTTGGTACTAGCGGCGTTCCTCTTGGCCTAGAGGTCATTGAGTCTGATCTTCTTGACGATGATTACACCGGCTTTGATGCAAATGGCAACCGCGTCAGGATGGGTGTTGAGCTGGATGAATGGGGCCGCCCTGTTGCTTATCACTTCCTGAACTATCACCCAGGTGATTATCAGTTCAGTTACAGCGAGATTGCAAAGAAGCGTCGCACACGCATCCCTGCTGACGAGATCATTCATCTTTACAGCATTGATCGCCCTGGCCAGACACGAGGTGTGACCGCATTTGCTTCGGCAATCATGCGCTTGAACAATCTCAAAGGATTTGAAGAGGCCGAGATCATCGCTGCTCGTGCAAGTTCGGCAATGATGGGTTTTGTCCGTACACCCGATCAAGAGTTGTTTGAGGATGGCACGTTTGACGATCAGTCGGTGCTTGACTTCTCTCCTGGCAGCATTCGCCGTCTTGCTCCAGGTGAAGAGATGCAATTCTTCTCACCTACGCGCCCAGATGATGCTTTTACGCCATTTGTTGCACAGATGTTGCGTGCCGTAGCAGCTGGTGTGGGTTGTTCTTACACGCAAGTGAGTTCTGACTTTTCCCAAAGCAACTACAGCTCTTCTCGCTTGGAGTTAATTGAGACTCGCGCTCATTACAGGACTTTGCAGCAGTACATGATCGACACGCTTTGTCAGCCTGTTTATGAAAAGTGGATTGAGATGGCAGTGATGTCAGGGGTCGTGAGAATGCCTGCCTTTGACATGGATCCTGATCGATACTTTGAGTCAAAGTGGATTGCTCCTGCTGCTCAATTCGTTGATCCGCAAAAAGAGGCAGAAGCTTACAAGTCATTGATTCGGTCTGGCGTCATGACTCTTTCTCAAGTCATCGCATTACATGGCGGCGATTTTGAGGAAGTAATGCGCCAACGAGCCCATGAACTTGCCACAATGGACGATCTTGGCATTGTTTTGGATTCTGACCCTAGTGCAGTTGACAAGGCAGGCCAATCACAAAACCCTCCAGTTGAAGAAACGCCCCATCCAGAGCAACATGGTGAAGAGGAATCAAGCTAATGACTGAAATCATGCCTGAAGAAATCATTGCAACTGAAGAGGTAAAGGCAGAACTTGTCGAACCAATTCGGATGTTTGAAGGTAAATCTTTTAAACGTGCAGAAAGCACAGAGTTCTCAGAAGCTGAAGATCGCACTCTTGAATTTCCTTTTGCATCTGAAATGCCAGTCGAGCGTTATTTCGGAATGGAAGTTCTGAGCATGGATGAGAAAGCGATGGATTTATCTCGTTTGAATGATGGCGCACCGCTTCTCTATCAACATGATGCAGACAAGATCGTTGGCGTTGTTGAACGTGCATACATTAAGGACAAACGCGGTTATGCCAAGGTGAAACTTGCAAATAATGAACTTGGCCGTGAGATGCAAGATTTGGTCAAAGATGGAATTATTCGCAATGTAAGCTTTGGCTACAGGATTAACGATATGGAGGAAGATAAAAGCACAAAGCCTGTCACTTATCGGGCCACCTCTTTCCAACCTTTTGAAATTTCGCTGGTGACCGTGCCAGCGGATCAAACTGTTGGCATAGGTCGTGCTTTCACTCAAAATGAAGGCATGTCTACGGCCTCAGCCGTAACAAGTTCACCCACTATCTCCAACATGGAAGAACAAACTCCAAACCTGGAGCTTCTTCGTGCTGAGGCCTCAGAGGCCAAGGCAAAGGAAGCCGCAGAAATGCTTGCCCTTGGTAAGCGCACTCAAAACGTTGATTTGGCCCAGGATTTCGTAATGAATTCTCGGTCACTCGACGAACTCCGTTCCGCTCTCATCGAAAAAATGGGTTCTCAAGTTAAGCCCGTTGATAGCACTGCTGGAGAGATTGGCCTTTCTGAAAAGGAAACGCGCTCATTCTCTTGGTTGCGTGCAATCAACTATCTCTCTAATCCTGCTGACCGCGCTGCTCGCGAAGCTGCTGGTTTTGAGATTGAAGCATCTGACGCTGCTGCTGCAAAGCTTGGCCGTCAATCACGCGGTATCACCATTCCTCAGGACATCCTGAGCCGCGACTTGGCAACTAGCCCTGCTTCTGCTGGCGGCAACCTTGTTGCTACTGACTTGCTGGCTGGTTCCTTCATTGACCTGCTTCGCAACGCTTCTGCTCTTGACCGTGCTGGCGCAACTGTGCTGACCGGCTTGACAGGCAACGTTGCAATTCCTCGTCAATCTGGTGCTGCTACCGCTTATTGGGTTGCTGAGTCTGGCGCTCCTTCCGAGTCTCAGCAGACTTTGGATCAAGTGACGATGATGCCTCGCACTGTTGCTGCTTACACCGACTACAGCAGGCGCCTGCTGATTCAATCCAGCGTTGGCGTTGAGAACATGGTCCGCAGTGACCTTGCTCGCGTATTGGCTCTCAAGATTGACCTTGCTGGCCTTTATGGCACCGGCACCAACAGTGAGCCTCTTGGCCTGAAGAACACTACCGGCATCGGTACTGAAGATTTTGCTGCTAACACCCCCACATTTGCTGAGGTTGTTGCACTTGAGTCTGACGTTGCCGGAGCTAACGCTCTTCTTGGCAACCCTGTGTATCTGATGAACGCTGCAATGCGCGGCGCTCTGAAGACTCAGGTTAAAGACACCGGCTCAGGTCAATTCGTTTACGAGAACAACGAAGTCAACGGCTATCGCGGTGAAGTCAGCAACCAAGTGGCTGCTAATGATCTGTGGTTCGGTAACTTCGCTGATCTCTTGATCGGTTACTTCTCCGGTCTGGATCTCATGGTTGATCCTTATAGCAACAGCACAAGCGGCACCGTTCGTGTTGTAGCAATGCAGGACGTGGATATGGCCGTGCGTCATCCCGAGTCCTTCTCACGCGGTAACAACACCCTCTGATAAATGAAGATCCGTATCCTGAAGCAAACAATGCTTGGGGCGACGGTAGTCAAGGTTGGGGATGTCGTCGAGGCTCCCCTTCCTGACGCTCAATTTCTGATTGGTATTGCAAAAGCCGAACAGTACGTTGAGACTTCTTCTATTAGGGAAGAATCTATCGCTGAACCCGAAGCACTTTCCTGTCCACCTGTAAAACCTTCTTCCAAACGGAGAAAGACCAATGTTGCAAAACCTGGGCTCTAAGAGCTATCAATTAGCAGTTCGCCCTAACGCGCTTTCTGCTACCACGGGTGTTGGCTCTGCCATCGACCTGAATGACTACGAAGGCGACATCGTCTTCTCGCTTGACGCTTCTGCCGGTGGTGCCAGCGTCACTTATGCAGTGAAAATCACTGAATCAGACACTTCTGGTGGTTCTTACACCGATGTTTCTGGCGGTGGCTTTACTACTAGTGCTGCTAACACTGCTGTACAGGAGAAGATTTACGTCAACTCCAACGATCTGAAGCGTTACATCAAGGCTAGTGTCACCGTTGCTGGTGGTACTGGAACTGGTTTCGTCTCTGTCGTGGCCCTAGCCGCTAAGAAGTACGACTGATCATGAGTCTCCAGGATACCTTCGCTTTCCTAAATACAGACGAGTTTGGCGTTACTTGCCAGATTAATTTTGGTGATGATTTCGTTGGTATTTTGGATTCCCCGATGGATGTAATCGCGGGTGGGATGGCATTAAGTCGGGAGTATTTGCTTACTGCAAAAACCTCTGACGTTAGTGCCCTTACCCGTGGTTCTTCTATCACTATCGCTTCTGCTGCTTATACCGTCAGGGAAAATCGCCCTATTGATGACGGTTTGTTTTCTGAGTTGTTACTGACAAAAGACTGATGGCCGTCTCAAAGTACAACAAGCGATCTAGATGGGCATCGACTGACCCAGTAATGCAAGCTGGAGAAATTGGCATTGAGTCTGACACTAAATACGAAAAAATTGGCAACGGTAAAGATCCGTGGTCAAAGCTTGATTATTTTGGCAGCCCTGGGTATTGGGCTGAATTTGTTGATGCAAGTCAACAGACAACTACTGCAAACACTCCCACTGGGGTTACCTTCAGGAACTCTGACCCGATAGCAAATCACGGGGTCAGACTTGATAGCGACTCAAAGCTGGTAGTCGAATACCCCGGCATTTATGTTTTTGAATTCGTCATGCATTTGGAGAACAGCGATTCTCAAATCCATGATGTTCATTTTTGGCTAAGAAAGAACAATAGCGGTAGTGCTGGAGACGTAGATTTAACGACTTTAGGGATAAGTGTGGTTGAAAGTCACGGCGGCACTCCGGGTCGAATGATTGCAGTATTGGACCATACTTTAAATCTTATTGCGGAAGACTATCTTGAGTTGATGTGGGCTCCAAGCGACGCAGCTGTTTCCATACAATCAGAGTCTGCAATAACAAGCCCATACACGCGACCTGCGGCACCTAGCGCAGTTTGTAACGTATTCCAAGTTTCTGCTGCCTGATTATGGCTGACACCAAGCGCGAATTGATCCTAGCCCGCATCAAGACGAACCTTGATTCAATCAGTGGCGCAACAGTTTATAGAAGTAGGGTTGAACCCTTAGCTAGAGGCGAGGTGCCTGCTGTCATCGTTGAACCTGTCAATGATCAACCAAATGACACGAATTTCTATGACAAGATTGACTGGACTTTAAGAGCACGAATCACAACGCTTGTACGCGCTAACGTGCCTGACGATGCGTCTGATACTTATACGCAACAGGTACATGCATTGCTGATGGCTGATCAAACGCTGAACGGATATGCGCTTGACCTGACGCCTGATCGAACTGATTTCAGCTTGTACGAGGCGGACGTTCCGCTTGGAGTGATTAGCCAAGACTTCTTAGTCCGTTATCGTTCTAGCAGGACAGACCTGACTTCAGGTTGATCAATCGCTATTATTGTTATGCAGGTACCTAATCCTGGTGCGGGCGGCAGTTATCTGTTCGACCCCAAAACAGGCGAACTCCGACTGATCGAATCACCCTCCGCTCCTACTGAAAATGGCACTGACGCGCAAGAAATTTCTGATCGCCAAGATCGAATCAACCTACGGAACGGATCCAAGTCCAGTCGGCGGAAGTAATGCCGTTCAAGTTACCAATGTTGAAGTAACTCCTATTGAGTCTGACAACGTTCAGGCTGCAGCTTATCAAGGATTTATTGGTAACAGCACTCGTGGCACTTTGGTCGCAAACAAGCGTGTTGCCATCACCTTTGACATTGAGCTTGGTGGTTCTGGCGCTGCTGGCACGGCTCCTGCCTTTGGCCCCTTGCTTAAGTCTTGTGGACTATCAGAGACCGTTGTTAGTGCTACTAGCGTTACATACGCAGGTGTGAGCAGCAGCTTTGATTCTGCAACGATCTACTGTTTCTACGATGGCACTCGCCACAAGATTACTGGTTGTCGCGGAACAGTTGGTTTCAATTTGACAGCAGGTCAGTTTCCTGTTGCCAGCTTCCAGATGATTGGCCTCTATAACGCACCTGATGACACTGCTCTTTCAGGCAGCTTTACTGTTGCTAATCAAGCCGCAGCTCTTGAGGTGAATGACACTAATGTCACCACTGCAACCTTCCACGGCGTAACCAGTGTTCGCCTAGAAAGCTTGGACTTGTCCTTGAACAATGAGTTCACTTACAAGGAAACTGCAAGCTCCAAGGAAGTGCTTATTACCAATCGCGCTCCTGGTGGCACGGCAGTAATTGAAGCACCTGCTGTTGGTACTACTGATTACTTTGCTAAGGCTACGGCGGTCACAACTGCAAGCAGCAGCTTTGTAATTGGTGCTAGTGCTGGCAACATTGCTACTTTCACGATGGCGCAAACCGACATCACGGGAGTAAGCTACGGCGACAC